CTAAAGTCTACTTATTTAGAACCCTACATAGAGACGAAAACTTTGCATACGACCTTCTGTAATTGGGTGGTTGTCACTGGTAGGTTGTCTTCACGTAGTCCAAATCTCCAGAATATACCCAGAACTCATTTTAACTTGGTAGATAAGGCGTTAACTGATGAGGAAAGAGAAATTGTTAGAGGTCGTATTGAAGCTATTGTTTCTACTAAGGGGGGCACGGTCTCCCCCGATTTATCAGATGATGTATTAGATACGTGGGGTTTTGTGGGGGATGAATCGTTTGATGAAGCAGATGAGCATCAGGTAGCGATTAGAAGGCTGTTTGTCCCTAGGAAGAATTACTCTTTGATTGGGTTTGACTACTCTCAAATGGAAGTGCGTGTCTTTTTGAGCTACCTTCAGAATGAAGAAATAGATGCATTGATGGCCCAAGAGGATATTGATTTCCATGCAGAGACAGCGAAGACGGCTTTTGACATGGTGGAAGGCCATGATGAATTTAAGTTTTACAGGCAAATGGCGAAGAACATTACGTTTGGTATTATCTATGGTATCGGTAACAAACGTCTAGCGTTACAATTACGTACTTCTCCCAAAGAAGCATCCTCATATAAACGAAAATACTTTCAGGGTATAAAGGGAGCGAAAGAGTTTATTGATAAAGTGACTAAAACCATTGAAACTAGGGGGTGGGTTCGTAATAGATATGGACGTTTATATCAAATCCCTGCTGAATTCGCCTACAAGGGTGTGAATTACTTAGTCCAGGGAACGAGTGCCGATATTTTAAATGAAAGGATGATAGAAGTTTATGATTACCTCAAGGATAAAAAAAGTAATATGTTGCTCCAAGTGCATGATGAAATCGTGTGTGAAATCCATGATGATGAGCTACGTGAAGTACCACTCCAAATACAAAGACTAATGGAGGAGAACAGTCTAAATATTCCATTGAAGGTGGATATAGATGTATGTGAAGGTTCGTGGGCTGTGAAGAAGGATTGGTCTAAATTAACCTTGACACCGGAACCAGTGTGTGCTACTCTTGAAGAAGCAATAGATTGGGATTAATTATATGAAAGTTAGAAAACCTTTTAGTAAAAGCAACCATAAAGCTAATGATGCTATAGGAAAGAAAGCAGTATTAGAACTTTTAAAACGGATGGATGTAGATGCAGAAGAAAACCCCAACCCTTATGGGGTTGATATAATAGTTAAAGATAGGACTAGAACATATGAAGTAGAACGGAGAGCTATTTGGCATACCTCATGGCCCCACCCTACAGTCCATATTCCTGAACGAAAGACTAAGTATTTAAAACCTGATATGGTTTATGCGGTAGTTAATATAGAATGTGACAGGGTTATGCTCTGCTCTAGTGAGGTAATTCTTAAATACCCTCAAGTAGAAGTGCCGAATAAAGCAATAGCAGCAGGGGAGTATTTTTATGATGTCCCATTAACAGAATGGCAAGTATATAATGTAGAGGAGGAAAATCATGGCTAAAGTAAGTATGCACTTAGGGTTTACCTTTAGGGTAGGAGATTTATCAACTAATCAATATGGACGAATAGACCTGTCTTTTGACCAAATTGATACAGAGTTGCCATTAGATGCACAATTGGCAGACGCTGGGCACACCGCTGACCAAGTATGGGAAGTCCTACGTACTAAAGTAGATTCCCAAGTAGACGGTTTACTGGATGGGGGGAAATAAGTTTGAAAAATTCTGCTGAAGAAGTTATTGACCAATTATTGGGCGACAAAGATTTAGGATTACGGAGGGGGAATAGTCCAGAGTTTGAGTATGGACGGATACCTTTTGGGATTCCTGCTTTAGATCGTTTAACGGGTGGGGGCATACCTAAAAAGAGAATGACCATCATGTATGGGGCAAATAATGTAGGTAAATCTTATTTAGCTTCGCAGATATGTAAAAATGCCCAACTGGAAGGGGGAACCGCTGGATGGATAGACACAGAGTTGTCCTGGGATAACGAATGGATGGCAAAGTGCGGAGTAGATACTGATAATATATTAGTTGCTCAACCTACTACAGGTGAAGAAGCCTTCGGTATTGCCAGACGATTAATGAAAGCAGGAGTAAGCGTAGTTGTATTGGATAGTATTGCGGGATTAGTTCCTAGTGCTGTCATGGAACCCGCCAAGACTAAAAATTCCGAAGAGGAGTTTGCTTATAACCCTATGGCATGGCAAGCTAGGTTTATTAATACGTCCCTTCCTAGGTTATTGCCCAATCTACAGGAAGGATCAGCATTTATAGCTATTAATCAAATGAGAACTGGTCTTGGGAAGGTGGCTTTAGATACTATGCCAGGGGGGTTAGCCCAAACTTTCTTCGCCCACTTCTTATTACAAATACGTAGAGTAGGGTGGTTGGAAACCGCTGATAAAGAGAAGGTGGGTTTTGATATGGAAGTTCGTTTACGAAAAACTAAGGTGGGGGGAGAGAACTGGAAATCAGCGATTGTCCCTTTTAGAGTAGAGGGGGGTATTGACCTCGTGGAAAGTTACATGAGGGATGGACTAGCTGCGGGAATCATAGATAAGAAGGGGGCTTGGTATACATATCACGACCAACGGGCACAGGGAATGAATGGGTTGAAGACTTTAATGACAACCAATGAAAATTTATTGGTTATGCTAATAGCTGAATTGGGGGGGTCTGATGTTATTACCGAAGGACTTTACGAAGCAGGAGAAGATAATAGCAGTTTGCCTGTCTAAGCTAGGCATACGATACACAGAGCAGTTTAATGTGTTACAATATACAGTAGACTTCTGGATACCCGAATTGTCTATGGTCATAGAAGCTGATGGTGTCATGGGCCATTTACGAAAAGCAGACGCAAAGAGAGACGAAGCTCTCATGGAAACATCTGATATAGAGTATGTACTTCATATTACATCAACTACTTCAGATTTAATTATGGAGGAATTATGTCTGGTGTTAGACAACTTATAAAAAAGAAACCTAAGATTACTACTGCCATTAATCAGGATGAGTGGCTGCTGTCGGAGATGGAGAGTTTTCTAGGTCATACGAGCCAGAAAAAACGTGAGGGGGTGTTCTACCCATCTAGTTTAGGGAACCCTTGCGATAGATTCTTATATCTATCGTATCATGGAATGCTCCCCGGTCAGGAAATTGCTGCTGTATTACAAAGAATTTTTGACTGCGGAGATTCTTTGGGGCTTAGGTTTGAAAAATACTTTGCAAAGATGGGACTTTTACTAGCTACAGAAAGTCCAGTGAAGTGTGAGTCTCCAAGCATTTCTGGTAGGATTGACTTTATTATTAAACATAAAGACTTTCCGCAAGCTGTGATTGAATTAAAGTCTATAAATACCAGGGGTTTTAAAGCACTATTAGATAGACCTAAACCTGAACATGTTGTACAGATACAAATCTATCTTAATCTAGCCAATATAGAACACGGTATTCTCTTGTATGAGGATAAAAATGACCAGCAGCTAAAAGCCTTTGTAGTAAAACGTGATGAAAAGGTATGGACAAAGTTGCAAGAGAGATGTTTTAATGTAATAAATATGGTGGAAGTGCCACTTAGATGTACGGGGTTGAAATATTGCCCTTGTAAAGGAGTGTAATGACACAATTAAAAATGGAGAAACGGGAGGGGAAATGGAGTCCCTTTAAAGCTATAGGTCAAGCAGATAAGTTTATTGATGACTTAATGGTTCCATCTATCGGAAAGGAATTAGCCGCTGATCAGAATCTAGATTTCCCCAATCTAATGAATGCTGATAACAAACAACTGGAGCAGTTTCTTACTATGTATGGTGGGATTAAGATGTATTTAGAAACCCAACTAGCCGATATTGAAGCAACTAAAAATGCCCTAGACGCTGCATTTAATGAAAGTTATTCCACTGCTGTGTATAGATTAGCTGAAGAACGAGAAGGAGAAGGCAAGAAAAAGTTTACCAGGGATGAATTACGGGGGGCTGTATTGGATAAGTATGAAGCTTTAAAAGAATTGCGAAGAGACATTATTGAACAAGAAACTATTCACCGAAAGGTTACTGGTTTAAAAGAAGCTTATGCCCAAGGATTTCAAACTGTGTCTAGGATAGTATCGTTGAGAACATTTGGTGGGAACAATTCTGGGTAACTATAAGGAGGAAAGTATAATGGAGGAGCATATTGTTTTAGATTTAGTGGCAAATGTACAGATAGTAGTTAAAGGAATACAGTATGGAGTGTTTGCTCAAGATATTGATACTGTACGAAAGGCGGTTGCTGATTTAAAAGATGTAGTTGATGTTATGAGTGAAGTTATAGACGATGATTTCGGGCAATAAAGAAGCGTTTAAGGTTCTTCAACAGGTAACTACCCCAACTTATCTAGGATTAGATTGTTCTTCTAGAGCTATTCATGGAGTGTGGTTAGATGACCAAGAAAAAATATTGGCTATGCTTAAATGGCGTAGTTCTGATTTAGAATTTGATGCCAGATTTCTTGAAATTTCGTTACAGTTTGCCAAAGATTTGAGTAAAATAAAAGTAATTACTAATGCTGCGGTAGAGTCGGCTATTTTTATTCAGAACCCTAAATCTACAATGGAAATTGCTTCAGTTGTGGGTGGTGTGCGTTTAGCGTGTGCGTCCAATCATATTGAATGCCTATCTGTAGACAACAGACACTGGAAAAAATATGTATTAGGGAAGGGTAATTCTAATAAGAAAGACATAAAAGAGTTTGCCGTAGATAAATGGGGTGAGTTATTTATAGAACAGGATTGGGCTGATGCAGCATGTATTGCCCTATGGAGAAAAAGGAGGACAGGATGAGTTTACAAAAAGTTAATAAAGAGAAGATACGAGTAGATTTTATGGAACCTCTCCCAAAGGTCGAAACCGAAGAAGATAAGCTACCTGACGGTATGACGGAAGAAGACCTAAAGGCTCAGTACGCTAAGTTGGTTTGGTGTGAATATTACGGGTGCAAATGGAATAAGCAGATTGGGGCAGAGCGTACCTTGAAAACTATTCTAAAGAACAGGACATATAATTCTTTTAAAGATGACCCTGGTATGAAGGGATTATGTGGTAGACCAGACGAGATTGCTATTCGTTTTAAGACTATTGTATCGGGGAGCCAAAAATATAAAGTGCCTGCATGTTTTACTTGTAATACTGGTGTAAGTGGGCATGTAGATTTCTCTAAGTTCTTGCAACCTGATGGTTCTCCTTGGGGCGGTAACATTGATTCCCAGCATGTATCGGATGCAGGGTACGGAGCGTTAGACCCCAATAGTATTCACGGAGGGTAGAATGCCTAAAGTTATTCCAGATAAAATTAGATTGAAAGCTATGGAACTGTTTCTGGGGGGCCAAACAGTTCCAGCAATTTCTATTGCGTTAGCCAATGAGTTTAATGTAGAGGTCAAAGTTCCTACTATTTACGCATGGTCGAAACAATATAAGTGGAAAGAAGATAAAGTAGAAGCAAGAACTGCTGCGGTAGAGACTCTTAAAGAATCGGAAACTCAACGTTATGCTAGACTTCAAGAAGAGCATTTAACTGATTATGGGAGATTAAGAAAGAAGGCATCATTAGAATTAGATGGACATTTGTTTGATAGACCATTTGATGCTGCGAAAGCCTTGGACATAGGAATTAAAGGGGAACGGGTTGTAATAGAAGGGATGATTAATTTACAATTTGTTCAGGATATAATGGGAGTGCTGGTCGATGAAATAAATGATTCTGACGTATTGCAACGAATAGCCTTTAAACTAAAAGCTTTAATACAAACACAGGATAATAATGGAAACAAATAATAATGCCACTACATTTGATGATGCATTCTCTAGATTAGCTGAAGGCTTAGTAACTCACCAATCTATTAAGGTGGGAAGTTTTTGGGAATTTCTACGGGATATTTGGAGTTTAAGCTATGATAATCCTGAATACTTTAACGCATGGCATGTCGGTGTTCTTGCAGAGGATATTGAAGAATGCCTGGAAACAGGACTTAACTACTGTGCTATACTACCACGATTCCATTTTAAATCAACTATCCTTGGACATGCTTTCTCAGTCTGGAGACTCTTAACGGCTCCCAGAGATTGTTCGGTACTATATTTATCATATAGTGATTTAATGGCTAGGTACCACATATCTGAAATTAACAAGACGGTTCAACGTAACCCCATTCTCACGCAATGGATGACAAGTCGTTCCCCTAAGGCTGACTTTTCCTTTAGATATCATGTTAATAAGAAGCCCATGGAAATAGCACATGGAGGTCTTTTTTCATTTAAGAGGGGTATGCATGTTAATGGGGCTTTGATTGCAGATGACGTTTTGCGTGACCCAGAGAACCCATTAAACTTATCTCAATTAACTAAAGTAGAAGACCACTTTTTGACAGAGACTATGTTTATTCCTTTAAAAGGAATTCCTGTTATTGTCTTAGGGACTCCTATGTTACCTGGAGATTTATTAACTGTTCTCCAAAAAGATGACCGTTTTAAGACTAGGGTACTTCCTGCCTTAGACCCAGTACCAGGAAGACGGGTTCTAATGCCTGAATTATATAATGAAGATTGGCTACTACAACAGCAAAGGGCTAGACCTAAAGCCTTTGCTTCAGAGTTTTTACTGCAACCTTATTTTGCTACCGAAGCTTATTTTGAAGAGGATGACATTAGAAAATGTGAAGACCCTACTTTACTTAATCATCCTGCTAATAAGGCTTATACGCCTCTTGAAGACGGAGATTTATTTGCGGGATTTGATGTTGGGAAGAAACGGCACCCATCCCATTTAGTTATCTTTAGAAAGATAGGAGATAGAATAGAACAGATTCACCAGTCTTGGTTAGATGGTTGGTCGTACTCAGACCAAATTGAATATTTAAATGATGTCGTAGAAAAATTTAATATTATGAGGGGGTATATAGATAACACTAGAGGTGAATTAGAAGATAGAGGTTTAAGTCACGTTTGGAATGCAATGCACTTTACCACAAAGTCCAAGAATACAATGGCTCAAGTATTTGAGCAGTATGTCCACTCTGGCCGATTAAAATTATTGTCTGATGAAAGACAACGTGGACAAATATTATGTGTCAGTAATGAGTTGAAAGCTCCTAATACTCCTATGGGACATGGAGATTCTTTCTTTTCTATTGCTATGGCATTATATGCTGTGTATGAATCCTCCTTGAATAGTTTTCAAAATCTAGGTAATGTGGTGGATTGGATGAATGACATTTCCCCAGATACTCCATCTGAAGGAAATGCCGTTCAAAATGTCCAAAATCAATGGGTAAGTTCCTTGACAAATAACACTAAACCAGAATATAATATGAACCAAGAAACATTAAATCAGGGGTCAGGGTTGGCCCCCGTTAACCCAATGATGGAACCACAAAAACCTAATCCCACTTGTGAAGAGCCATTATGTGCCGCTTC